CCAGGTATGATATATAATTCAGTATCTGGAGATCTGTATGACGGAGTAAAAGGTATTGATGTAATTCCATGCTTTTATAAGTTGGAGTACATTGAATGGAAAGATAGAGGAGAAGGACCAGGTGCACCAGTTGCAATCTATGATTCTTCATCTGATATCATGTCCAAGACAACACCTGATGCAAACTACAAAGATAGATTACCAAACGGTAATTATATTGAGAAGACAGCATCACACTTTGTCATTGTAGCGGGAGATAGTCCATCGACAGCGTTGATCTCTATGAAATCTACTCAATTAAAAATTAGTAGAAAGTGGAATTCAATGATGTCTGGTATCAAAATGAAAGGTAAGAACGGGTTATTTACACCGGCATCTTTCAGCCACATTTACAGACTAAAGACTACCCAAATGTCTAACGATAAAGGCACATGGTTTGGTTGGGAAGTCAGTAAAGTTGGTCCAGTAACTGATCAATCCTTATATGGTCAAGCCAAATCGTTTAGTGAAAACATATCGAAAGGTAATGTCAAAGCTAAACATGGTGAGGACAAACCAAAGGAAAGCATTATCTAATTCTCTAAGAGAATGAGTGCACAGTGTGGGCCAATTGGGAGACTGAGAGGCCCACAACTACAGTTATGGAAAAAAGATACATAGATTATTTTAACGGGTACAGACATGCGTATGGAGTCGCTGACTTTGAACATCCAGATGCATATGTAGATTCTGAAACAGGTAAAAAGAAACCTGTATACAGATGGAACTACGAAGAGCTTACTGAAGAAGTATATCAAGCACACTTAGAGGGCACACTATCAATTGGTATTCAGCCATGTAATGAAAACTCAGAAGTAAAATTTGGAGTCATAGATATAGATCCAAAAGATTATGATGACTTTGACAAAAAATTTTTTATAGACAAAATTCAAGAATACAAACTACCACTACTACCAGTATGTTCTAAAAGTGGTGG